CGCACTGAGAACTTTAAATGGGAGCGCATGGCAAATGAAGTAGTGGGCAGCATTGATTTGATTGCTATCCATCCCATCAGCGGCTACGAAATACGCCGTACGGGGGCAGCGTCCATCATTATCATGGTTGACCGTGCACCGCAGAACCTTGACAACGTAGAGCGCAACCGATGGGCGTTGAATGCAGACAACAAAAAGCCAAACGCATTAGACCTTGCCTTCCCTAAACTCAAAACTGAGTGCATCAAAAATGCAGCACTGTCATTTGGTAAGTTGTTTGGCCGTGACCTTAACCGCAAGAATGCGGACCTATACAAGGCATTTAATCTTAAAGGTAAGTTACCACAGGGCGGCGATAAAGATGTGGCCTATGTGCTAGACTTAATCAACAATGCTGAAACGCTAATGGACTGCACACGCATTCAGAAAGCATGTAGCAGCGAGGTGCTCGCACAGGTATACAATGAACTAAACAATCGCAGGAACTTTCTTATTGATCGCGGGGATGAGATGCGTCAATTTACCGAAGGCGTCTAAATGTTAAAAGATGTTGCAGTTGTTCGGAATTTCCGAACTTCTGCTACATTAGCAGTCAAATCAATAACACAAAAGCAAATGGAACAAGTATTATTCAGAGCGTCACAACTAGGTAAGTTGATGACCGATGCACGAACCAAAACAGGTTTGAGCGAAACAACAAAGAGCGCACTGCTGGAAGTCTATGTGCAGCAGAAGTACAAGCGTTACAAAGAGATAAGCAACAAGTATATTGAGAAAGGTTTGGCCGTTGAGAATGATGCGATAGACATGTGGCGTCGTGAACGCAAACAGATTGTGTTTAAGAATGAGCAGATGTTTGCTAATGACTTTGTGAAGGGTACACCTGACTTGCTTATCAAAGATGATGAGACCGACCTTGTTGTAAATGTGCCTGACATCAAATCGTCTTGGGACGTGTTCACATTCCACGATGCAAAAGCCAACGACCTTAGCAAGGATTACTTTTGGCAAGGTCAAGCCTACATGTGGCTAACAGGTGCGCCGCGTGCTACGTTCTGCTTTGTGCTAGTCAACGCACCACTGCAAATGATTAATGATGAAAAGTACAAGCTTGCACGCCGCATGAATCTTATCGATGCACAGTCAGACCCTACCTTCTTAAAGAAAGCGCAAGGCATTGAGCGTTCGATGATTTATGACATGAAGCAATTCCTAAACGATTACCCGGATGCGAATCTAGAAACCGACCTTAGCGAGTGGGTGTATGATATACCAGTGCAGGAACGCATCCACGAAAAGGTTGTTGAGTTTGATGCCGATGCAATCGCAAAGCTTCAGGAGCGTGTACCGATGTGGCGTGAATACTTAAATACTTTAAACGTATGACAAATACAGAGGCCTTAGAAAAATTGATTTGTCCATTTGGATATCCAATAGGTGAATATCAAATACAGTGGAGTGATATTTCAAAAGTACTTGGCAAAGTAAGAGGAAGGTTCTTTGTTTATTTACTTATAAAAAATAAGGAAGTGATTTATGCAGGCAGGTCTCAATGCTTATATGAAAGATTATGTCAGCATAAGTATAGATGGGAATTTGATAGTATATATTTATTGGAATATGCGCAATACCATGAATGTGCTGCGGCTGAAAAAAAAATAGTACTACATTATGCGCCAAAAGAAAATCGAATGTGGGTTTTATTTGGAAATAAAAGATAAGCCATGACCACAGATCAACTCAAAGACCACGTGCGCAATTCAATGCAGCACTACTACAACAAAGAACAGGTTATCGAACTAATCAATAAGCTAAACAATGAAAGCAAAGGAAAAGGCATGGCAACTGTACTCGAACTATTTTGACATCATCGAGAATGGTAAGCAGGAAGGCCACCTAGTTGAGGTGCATATCAAAGCTATCAACGCTGCGCTGCATTGCGTAGACGAAGCACTGGTTAACGCACCTAGTGAAATCATGCAAGACTTCGAAGGTACAGGTGAGTTCTATTCAGTCAAAGCATACTACCATCACGTCAAAAATGAAATACTAAAACTCAATGGGACTCAGCCAAAAGCAACTCAGTCAGTTTAGCGTAGATGAATTACGCATACTTCGGCATAAATATTTATCCGATATGCCAACCGATGAAGTAGATGACGCAAGAATTAGAAGGACAATTAAACGAATAAACCAAGCATTAGAAGTTAAACAACTAATTGCCGAATTTCACAAAAACCGATTAGTACCAAGTACTGAAAAAATATTTAGAAACGCAAAACGAAAAGCGAATGACACAAGAAAAAAAAGAAACAGCAATCCGTAGATTGCATATGACGCTTAAGAGACGCTTTAAAGGTCAGGCCGTACAAATTACATGGGCAGAGATGGAAGGTCTTTTAAACGCCGTGCAAACGATTGAAATGAACCACATACACGATTCATACAATCAAGGCTATAAAGATTGCAAAGCAGGATTACCAAATAAAACAGAACAAGATGACAGCAACACTAACGTTTGATCTACACGAAGACCAGCACGCATTTGATTGCGCTATCAATGGTGTAAAATACTTTGACATGATTGATGAATTCAGGCAGCATTTGCGCAGCCTTGAAAAGTATCAAGACCTAACTGAAGAGCAGTACGAGTTGGTGGGTAAACTACGCGAATGGCTAGCGACTGAATTAGTTGAAGCCGGTATATCCGATAAGTTTTGAATCGCTTCCTAATCCTTAGCAGTGGGCGCATTATTGCTGCACCTTGCGAAAGCCTTGTTTCCAAAGAAACCTGCCCAGTGCTTCGCCCTCCGCATCCACCTTTTCCTCACTCCACTCAGGTTGAATGTGGTGAAGATATTCGTGAATGAGTACAATCATGTAGCGCATTGGTGCTAGTGTTGGGTCAATCTCAATCACGTTGTTTAGATACTGCCCATGCGCGCGCTCACGTCCAAGTTTACGATGTACTACTTTGGGATGTTGTTTGCGCTTCATAGTGTATATTTGCCGCAGTGATTAGATTCTTTTTTGTTTTTATGTTATTGATTGAACTAGCCCCTGAAACGTCGGGGGCTTTTTCTTATCTAATCTTACCGTTGACAATGCGGTAGTTGCTCACTTCAAACTCACCTGTATCCATCACTTTAATGTGCGCGAAGCCGTGGTGATGTTTGTTGATGGGCATGTAGTCAGGATGCAGCTCGCATAGACACGCCACGCTCCAGCAAGTTGTAAGCTTTCCTTTTATGTTCGGCTCACTGTGTTCGCTTGCCTGATGGTGATGACCGCACAGTGCATTGTCCTTTGCACGCAGGAACAAACCTCGCGCAATGTTTACAGGACTGAATACCGATGTACCCAGTTCGTGCCCGTGTAATATTGTCAAGTTGCCCGCGTGTATGATTTGCTTATCCGGGATGAACGTAATGTTGAGTTGATCTAAGTGCATGAGCGATTCAAAACTGAATTCATTGATACCTAAAAGGTCAGGAGCATTGCGCATAATGTAGTGGTCATAGCGCACATCGTGATTACCGCACTTGTAATATATCGCGGCGTTTGGAAATAGCTTGCGCAGTGTGCCGAGAAATTGACGCGTCATCAATACCTCATGGCCGAAGTTTCTTTTGCGCGGGTCTTTCTCAAATCTGCTGATGGCATAGAAGTCGATAACGTCACCGTTGAGCAGTATCGTGTTTACGTTGTTTTCAAGGCCGTACTTCAACGCAAGCGTGAGTGCTGGTATGTTATGATAGGGCACATGGATATCGCTTAACAGCAGTATGTCGTTGTGATTTGTCGGTAGCTTGTAGGGTTGGTAGTTTGATTCAAGTGATGCGGGCAGGTCAAACTGATTGACATCGGGCTTCAACTCGTTTACAATCTCATCAAATGCACCTAGTGAATACTTCAACTTGTCAAGCTGCCCGGTAGGCTGCACCGTTTTCCTGACCTCGGGAAGATGGTCTTGCAACTTTTCGCCGCCGTAGTTGTGGTTGCGCCATGCCTGATACATGCGCAGAAATGATTTGAATGTAAGTGGTATAGAATGCTTCTGCATTACCATTCTTACACGTTCGTTAATCACTCCATTGCCATTGTATATTTCATTGTAGACTTGAACATATTTGCTTGCCATATTGTTATTGTTTAGCTTTTATGTAGCCTGTAAGCTCCGCAAGATTTGCGGATATTATCGCGTTCTGATTCTGAATAGCATCAATCTTTCCTTCAAGTTTGTCAATGGATGTACGCGTGTCATCTTTGATTTCGTCAATGCGATGATGTATAGCACTGATTTCTCTTTTGTGATGTGTATCCATAGTGCGCACTGTTATATTTAGTTTGTCCACGTTTCTTTTTAGCGCATAGTAAAGACCTGAAAGCGATACCGCACCTGCTACGATTGTTATTATATCCTTTGGTTCGATGTTAATCATAAAACAATTAAATAAAAAGATGAAACAGCCAGCGCAGTTAGGCCCACGGATAGGCCGATGTTGTGAATTATCAACCGTTTATTACGCTTCTTCAAATCCTTTATCTGCATCTCCTTTTCTTCACCTATGGCCTTTTCAATTGCCTGCTTGTTTTCGTAGATAGTGGCTAGCGTTTCGTAGCTGTTGGCCTGTATGCCTGTGATTTTGGCGTAGTAATGCACCTTTAACTTTTCAAGTTGATAAAGTGAATCAATCTCCTGCGCTGTGCCATACCAGTACATCATGCTATTGTAATTCAGATTGAAAAGCTGCACGTCGTAGGTCGTAAGTTCGGGTGTAAAATCCGGATTTA